GGGCGGCACGACGACGATTGAGACCGGGCCGAAGGCGGTGGTCACGCAGCCGCAGGGTCAGCTTGGCACGACCGCGCCAGTGCCAAGCACCGGCGGCTTCCAGCCGATGAGCGCCACGCCCGGCACGACGTTGCTGCAGACGCCGCAAGGTCAGCGGCTCAGCGGCTCGATGGAGAACGCGACGAAGCAACTCGTCAGCTTCACCCAGACGATGCCTGATCAAGGCAAGGCGCGCAGCCTTCGCGAAGGCGTTCAACTCGCATCGTACTCTGGCGACAGCTTCGACGGCTTCCCGAAGAAGATCGACAACACGGTCATCGGTCGCGCGTTCGCTGCCGCGCAGAAGAAGGAAGAAGAAAGCGCGCTGCGTCCGCAGAAGACCGGCGGCGGCGACGGCACGCACGTGCAGGGCACCGGTCCGCAACAGTACGGCGGCTCGATGGATGCGCGCTATCTGCGCGCGGCGTATCATCCAAGCATCGGCGGCGAGGCGCGCGGCGGCAGTGTCGGCGGCGACGGTCGCGGCGGTGGTGCGAGCGATTACGGTCCAAGCACTGGGCCGACGAATGCGCCAACAGGTCCCGGCGTCGAGACCTATTCACCTGACCAGCGCGTGCCACGCAGCCAGCGGCAATCGCCGTATCAGCGACCGCCGGTCCCGGGTCGCGATCCGAACGCGCCGGTGAGCCCGACGACGGCACCTGCCGATTCTCCCGTCGGTCCGCCCGGTGGCACGCCCGGCGGCACTGAGCCGCAAGGTGGGCTCGCCGCTGATCGCGCGAAGTTCAAGGCGGAGATGGATGCGAACCCGGCGCTGCGCGAGAAGGTGCTGCGCATCGCTGCGAACGAGCAAGGCAAGCACGGGCTCGGCACGCAAGCTGTTCTCGAAAGCATGATGAACCGCGCGTCGTCGCGTGGCAGGACGCTGGCGCAGGAAGCGAAGTGGACCGGCGAGGGCGGCTACTACGAACAGGGCAACATGGGGCGCGGCGCGCTCGAAGACCCGGCGCACAAGAAGGTGCTGGAGGAATCGCTCGACAAGACATTGAAGGGCGGCAACATCACCGATTACGCCACCGACAATGCATCGCAGGCCTTGGCAGAGAAGCGCAAGCGCAACCAAGAGATGGTGCCTACGAAGGATTACGGCGGTGAATCTTTCTTCCGTCCCGGTCGCGTCAGCGGTGCTGGCAACGTGCGCAGGCATGCGGCGTGGATGGAGCGCATGGAAGCGCAACGGACCGGGACGCAAACCGCAGCCGCGCCTCCCGGCGGCGCGCCTCCCGGCGGACATCATCCCGGCGACGGCCACGCTCACGGCGATCAGCCGGAGGTGCCCGGCGGCTTGCCGCCCAGCGCGCAGGGCGGTGATGATTTCGTCAGGGAGGAGCAATCGAGGGTCGCGGGCATCCGCAAGGGCGCGCTGTCGAAGGAGACGCGCGGCTATCTCGAAGCGGCTGGTCGCGAGCACGGCTTGCGTGCGGATGTTTATTCCGGCGGGCAGCGCATGCACGGCGCGCCCGGCGCGACGGGATCGCACCGTCATGATCAGGGTGGCTCCGGTGATCTCAAGCTCTGGGACCCGCAACAGAAGCGCTACCTCGACAGCAAGAATCCTGCAGACGCCGCGCGCATGGAAGCCTACACCGCGTCGGCGGTGAAGTACGGCGCGACCGGCGTCGGCCACGGCGCGGGCTACATGGGCACCAAATCGCTGCACATCGGCGGCGGCAGGGGCGCGTCGTGGGGCGGCTCGGAGTGGATCGAGCGAGCGCGCCGAACCGGCATGGCCGCGCGCGGTCCCGGCGGCGCACCCGTGGCGGCACCGCCGGTCGCTGTCGCTGCACCGGCAGCACCCGCGCCTGCGCCTGTCGCTGCAGCGCCAGCACCGGCAGCGCCGACAGCGGCGGCGACACCAGCGCCAGAGGAGGTGCCAGCACCGAAGACGACGCCGCGCGAAGAAGACCGGCAGATGAACGTCAACCTGAAGGTCAATGACACGCAGGTGCAGTTCGCTCGCTCGACGATGCGACGGCAGGCTGACAGAGAAGTGCGAGAAGCGAGGTGGAATAGCTACAGCGACATAGGTGCAGCATGACGAGAAAGTTTCGCCGCGATAACTGGGTCGTCACCTACAGGATTGAAACCAAGGAAGGCATCATCCTGATGGAGTTCTATCGCGGCTCACAAGATGAGTGCAGGCGCATCGCGCTTCTGTCTGTCGGCATCGGCTCGAACGATCAAGAGCGCACCGGATCGTGGAGACCCATCATCGGACCCGCCGTCGATTGGGATGATTTTCTGGAGGTAGGCTGCGAGGTGTATGGCTTCGAGCCTGTCGTGATCGAGGCACGCTGATGGCGAATTGGGTTCTGTACCAGTGGGGGCCGATTCAGTTTCAGGTCTTCCCGTTCAACGTCAACACCTTCTCGCACAACACGGCGACGGATTGGGCGAAGAAGGAGATCGCTGGCGCAGCGATGTACCGAGAGTGGGTAGGCGAGAACGACGAACTCATCACGCTGAAGGGCTTGATCTTCCCGCACTACTTCGCGCGGGCTGAGCGCAACCGCAACATCAAGCACCCGGTGCTGAGCGCGACCGGCGGCATCAACCCGGCGACCGGATTGCTCGGCGAGCACAAGGGCGGCTTCCCTTCAGCGGGAGGGCTCTATCATCTCGACGTGCTCGACAACATGCGCCGGCTCGGTCAGGCGCACATTCTGATGCGTGGCGACGGCTGGCATTATGGCTGGTACATCATCGAGACGCTGCATCGCGGTCACACGTTTCTGGCGCAGGATGGCATCGGCCAACAGATCGAGTTCGAGGCCGCATTTCAGCGCGTGCCGATCCCCAATGATGCGGCATCCAACACCGTGCAGATGTACAATTCGGGAGCGATCACCGCATGACCGTTGTCTCCTATGATCTCGTGACGGTCGGCTCGGACTACATCACCGCCGACATCATCCTGTGGCGCAGGTATCGCAACCGCGCGCCGCTGATGATCGAGCGCTTGCTGGATGACAATCCACACCTCGCGAAGTGTCACCGCTACTCGCCGTTTCTCCCCGTAGGCACGCAGCTACGCATCCCGATTGATTACGACGTCCTGAGCGGATCGCCGCAACGCAAGAACACCGTCGTGCTATGGGGCAAGACGCCGGAGGGCAACATGACGCAAGGAGCGGCTGAGAATGGTTGAGCATCAGGGACCGCGCCGGCACGCATGGGTGCAGATACTGGTGCACGGTCAGGACATTTCGACCAAGCTATTCCCGTATCTGATCTCGGTGCAGGTGGTGAACACCATCGAGAATGCGATGGACGAATGTCACATCGAGCTCGATGACCGCTATGGCGAGCTCCAGATTCCGCCCGACGATGCCGAGTTGCAGGTGGCGATGGGATGGGCCGGCGAAGGTCCGCGCCTGTTCGATTCCGGTCGCGGTCAGATGGGTTTCACAACGCCGGCTGGCAACGTGCTCGAAATGACACCGCAACAGATCGAACAAGAGGCGAAGTTCGGCGGACCGGGTTTGCGTCTGGTGTTTGACGGCTACGTGACCAACGTCGAGTCGGGCTTTGGCCGGCGCGGTGGCGGTCGGCGGATGTGGATCGAGGCCAAGGGCCACAACGACAAGGGCAACGCGAAAGAGACGCAGAAGGATTATCTCGGGGCCGGCAAGGAGAGTGACGAGGAAAGCGGTGTTGGTGGCGGCGAGGGTGCCAGTGGTGTCGGTGGCGGCGGCGCTCCCGGCAGCGGACAGATTCCGCTCAAGGACATGATGACCAAGGTGTTCGGCATGGCCGGGATGCAGGTCGTGATGTCGCCATCGATGGAGAAGATTTCGCGCGACTACTGGAGCATCAACGACAGCGCGCAGAACTTCGGCAGGCGCATGGCGGCGGAGAACGGCGGCATCTTCAAGATCATGAAGAACAAGGCGGTGATGGTTGGCAGGCGCGAGGGTGTCGCTGCCGATGGCACGCCGATGCCGGTGATCGAAGCGATCTGGGGCATCAACCTGATCGGCTGGCGCATCAAGCCCTACGTCGGACGTCCGCAGTATGGCGAGGCAGCGTCGCGGTTCTTCAACATCAACAAGGGTGCATGGGAGACCATCAAGGGCGGGATCAAAGGCGGTACGCCGCACGGCGGCACCAACGCCATCGCGCACGCGGTCAACTCGGTTGTCGACAAAGGCCAAGCTGAGCAAACCAACAAGGGCACGGGCGATGACACCTCGTCCAAGCGTGGCATCGGATGGGTGTTGCTCAATGGCGAACCGCGCGCGCAGGCCGGCGGCTTCGTCTACATCGACGGCGCACGTCCCGGCATCGATGGCCAGTATGTGATGAGCGAGGTCGAGCACAACTACACGCGCGGCGTCGGCTTCACCACGCGCGCCAAGGTGACCGACCCGTCACCAAAGGCCGGCGGTTTCGCTTGGGAGCAAGACCCGGGGCCGGGCGATACGCCAGCGCCGCCGGCACCACCGCCGGCAGCCGGTGAACCGGGTGCGCCATCGCCGCCGATCTCGGGCGACAACTTCCAGACCACCGATCCAAACGCGCCGAACTATATCGACCCGACGCCAGTGACGCCGCCGATCTCCGGACCGCAGTCGTACACTGCCGAAGAGTTGGAAGCGATCAGGCGGGCGCAACCGGTCTCGCCGCCGATCTCGTTCTAAGGGAGAACATCATGGTTTCGATCTGCATGAGCTCAGGCCACGGCAAATACATCCGTGGCGCGTCCGGTTATCTGGACGAAGTGAACGAAGCGCGGCGCGTGGTCGAGGAGGTGGCGCGGCTGATGCGCGGGGCCGGCGTCGACGTGGCGACCTATCACGACGATCTCTCGCATTCACAGGATGAGAATCTCAACCGCATCGTCAACTGGCACAACGGTCGTTCGCGGACGCTCGACGTCTCGATCCACTTCAACGCGTACCAAACCACCAGCGCTGCGATGGGCACCGAGTGCCTGTACCTGACGCAGAAGGACTTGGCGAAGAAGGTTGCGGACGGCGTCGCGCGGGCCACTGGCTTGCCGAATCGCGGACCGAAGTATCGCGACAACCTGTTCTTCCTCAACTCGACGGATGAGAAGGCCGTGCTGGTCGAGGTGGTGTTCGTGGATAGCTCGCGCGACTCGGAGGTCTACGAGGACCAGTTCGCCGACGTGTGCAGCGAGCTCGCTTCCGCGTTGGCCGGCAAGAGTATCGAGACCGAGCCGCCGGATGTGGAAGCGCCGCCGACGACACCTCCAGAGATTCCGGAGGAAGAGCCGGGACGTCCGACCATCGGGCTCGGCGACAATGGCGACTATGTCGTGGAGGTGCAGACCTTGCTCGGCGTATTCCCTGCCGATGGTGACTTCGGGCCGATCACTGACGGTGCGGTGCGCGGCTATCAGGCAGCCTACGGTGAAGGCGTCACCGCTGACGGCATCGTCGGGCCAAAGACGTGGAAGGCGCTCGACTACCTCGCGGACGCCAAGGCCTCGGGCAACGACCGCATGCCGGCGGATCAGGCGCGGCGGATCGCCGACATCGCCGAGAAGTCGGCCATCGCCAAGTATTCGTGGAAGGATCGCGGCAAGCTGCCGGTCGGCTACACCTGCGGCATCGCGCAGTGCTTCGGCCTCGCCGCGACGCGGCTGATGCAGGGCCATCCGATTGCGGTGACCGCCGCGCAGGCGGACCGTAACCTTGCCGAGAAGGACGCGCTGACGTGGTATCGTGACGAGTTCGCGGCGCACGGCATGGACAACTCGGTCGACGGCATCGACACGCTGCGGCACCTGTTCGTGCTGTTGCTCGGGCTCGGTGCGCGCGAGTCGAGCGGGCGCTACTGCGAGGGCCGCGATATGTCAGCGGACAACGTATCCGCTGACACGGCGGAGGCCTCGATGTACCAGACGTCGTGGAATATCCGCTCATGCTCGTCATCGATCCCGCCGCTGTTGCAGGAATACTGGGCCAACCCGAACGGCTTCCTGCCGACGTTTCAGAACGGCGTGAAGCTGGACAAGGACGATCTCGGCAACTTCGGATCGGGCGACGGTGCCAAGTTTCAATTCCTGTCGAAGTATGCGCCGGCCTTCCATTGCTTCGTGACCGGCGTCGGCTTGCGCTACCTGCGCCAGCACTGGGGACCGATCAACCGGCAGGAGGTCGAGATACGTCCCGACGCCAACAAGATGCTGTTGGAAGTTCAACACTTGCTCAGCGAGGACTCCGCTGAAATGGAAGGAGCAATGTCATGACGCTCGGTCTCTGTTATTGGATTCTGATGTTGATCTGGTTCGTGTTCGGCGCGCTGTTGCACTTCGGTGTCGTCGGTGGGCTGTGGGCCGGCGGCAACATCGTGTTGCTGTTCGTGCTGTTCGTCTTGCTGGGTTGGCAGGTGTTCGGCGCGCCGCTGCACAAGTGACCACGGAGGACATGGTGTTGGTCGTGATCGCCGTGGTGGTGGTCGTGCTGATCGCCGTGTTGGCGCAGGCGCTCTGGGGATAACCATGCTGGAATGCTGGCTGCCCGTGCTCATCGCGTTCTTTATCGGCACCGCCATGGGCGGCCTCGCCGTGGCCTTCATGTCTGCCGCCCGGGGCAATTGATCGGCCACGTGGAGAGATATCAGGTTCCACCGGGCTTGAACCCGGCGGCGATGGTCAGGGCTAGTTCAAGAACCCGCGCCGCCTTGGAATCCGCCTCACTGGTAAGCCTTTCGAGCTCCGCCGCTGAGAATGGGCGGGGCGGGTGGATGGCCTCTCTCTGGGCTTCTCTGGCGATCTGGTGCAGGCGCTCCCGGTGCCGGGCGGCGGTGGAGAAGTGCTCGCGCCGGCATCGCGGGCAGGACGACCGCCGCTTGCCGCCCGGGGGCAGGGTCCAGTGTCGCCGGCAGGTCTCGCAGATCAGGCGCACAACGGTCACCCAAGTTAATGCGGTTGCTTGGCTTTTACCTGTTGCCACGCCCGGCGCACATCCCTGATTCGCCGGTCGGCGTCTAGCTCTCGCTGTTCTCTACGGGTTGGCTTGCGCATCCCTTCGTCGGTGGTGCTGTCCACGATATTGAACGCGCCGCAGGCGAAGCACATCGAGGCATCGCCATTCTTCGGGGCGGCGTCATCCTTGGTAGCGTGCGTGATCCGGTCGTGGTGCTCGCCACAGAACGGACAGGTGGTGCGCAGGTGGATCGATAGATCGGTCATTTGCCCTGCATCGCCTTCTCGATCTCGGCGATGATCAGTTCGCGCTCGATGTCGCCCGAGCACGGCAGGATGTCGATCTTGCCGGCCATGAACAGCACGAGGTTGGCTTCGGCCATCAGCCGAGCCTCGCGCACGGCGTGCCAGTAGCGTTGCTTGGCGGTCATCATTTGCTGCCTTCCTTCGGTCCAACCAACAGCATCGGCGGCAACGGGATCACCATCGTGATCGGTCGCCAAAGATGAAGCACATACGGATGGAAATTGACGTACTCGCTCTTCGGCGGATGGTACTGCACGACGAGCTCTTCCTCATTCCAGAAAAGGTCCTTGACGAAACACATCTCCTCCCAAGTCGGGCATCGTTGCTCGCAGGATGCGGACACATGCTCCCATCCCGTATCGTTCCCGAGGCCGCCCGGTCCGCTTGACAGGGCGAGCATCAGCGCACCGCCCGGTGCGAGTAGTCGGAACGCTCCAGCCAAACCAAACGACTCATCGCTGCCGTATTGACCCGTCCTGATCCTGTTCGCTTGCAGCGTCAGCGGCGTGAACTTTTTCATAGCCACGTCTCCACGATCACCGGGTCGTCGTTCTCGTCGCGCGGCAGGCAGACCAGCCTCATGTCCATCATTTGCTCGCGCAAGAATTCCAGCGACGGCGCGATGACAACGCTGGCGGTGGCGCGCGGTCCGCTGGCGTCAACCTCGAACAGCCGCGCCACATAGTCGTTCGGATAATCGCTCGGGTGCTTGTAGACCGTCCACATCCGCAGCACGCTCATTCGACACCCATCCAGATCATCCACAGCCAGATCAGCATCGCAGCCGACGCCAGCACGACCATCATGTCCGTCCATTCGATGCGGTCCAGTCGCTCATTCGCGACGTCGATCCAGTCCAGTGGCCGGCCACGCAGTTCGTCTTGTTTGTCGCGCAGTAGTTTCTCCAGATCGGTCATTGTTTCCTCGGCGGTGCCTTCTCGATGATCTTGTCGATGATCCGTGCCATGTGCTCGCGCATCTTGTCGCGCTGATCCGCCGGAAGCTGCACCAGCCCGAAGCCGGCGCACGCCGCGCAGGCGCTGATCGCATCTTCGAGCCGCGCGCCCTCCATCGCCTTGCTGACGCGCAGCGAAAGCTGATCCATGTATTCCTGATATTCCTCGTGGGTCATCTTCGATGAGTCCAGCATCACAATTCCTCTTCGTGGTCGACTTCGTCTGGGACTACCCAGTCGGGTATCTCGGCGCGCTTGGCATAGACGACATTGCTCGCCTTGTCGTAGCGCACCTCGAACCACTTGTTCTTGTGAAACGCGTAGGCCGTGACGTACAACTGCACTTCTTCCGGCGGGTAGTCCTTAGTGCAGGTGATCGCGCCGGTCTCGCCCATCTTCAGGCGCTTAAGGATGTTGTGCACAAGGTCCGACAGTCCGTCGAGATGCTCATCCATTGCCGCCGCGCTCCTTGATGGCCTCGTCTATAACCCGCTTCAATTCCTCGCTCGGTTCTTTCTTGCCGTAGTCGGTCTCTTCCCACCATCGCTTGCGCAACGCCAGCGGCAGCTTGAACCAGTGCTTGTCCATCTCCTCGCTGAGTCTCACTTCTTGCCGTCCGCGCGTATCAGGTGGATGTCTGCCGGCGGCTTGGGCTTCGCGATGCGCTCGATGTTGTTGCAGTATCCTTCGATGGCACCGACCATGTAGGTCGGCAGGTACTTGCCCTCGAACTCGTTCATCATCGTCCTGATCTGCGTGACGTTCCACGCGATGCTGTCTCGGTCTCTCATTCTGTCTCGTTTCATTTCAGTTACTCCTGTAAAAAAGCCGCAGGGAGATCACGCTCCCTGCGGCCTCTTACTTCAGCCTCAGACGATGAAGCCGGTCGAAAGCTGCGCAGTGATGTGCTGCACACCCAACAGATCGAGATCGCCGTCAGCGATGTTGAATGCGAAGTCGAGGTTCGCCGTCTGCGTTCCAGAGGTGGTCTGGACGAAGCCGATGTCCACGATCTTCAGCACGTCGTTGTCGGTCGGATCGAAGGCGTGCTTGACACCCGTCGCGCCACCGGCTGCACCCAACGCCTTGTTGAAGTCGAAGGCATCGCCGGTCAGGCCGTTGGCGGATTGCATGATCTGCATGCCCTGTATCTGGTAGTGCTCGCCTGCGAGGTTGTAGTCGTTGGACTCGATGATGACGAGGCCATCGTTGTTGTCGAGCGGAAACTCCGTTGTCCATGGTGCAGGCACGCCACCGGGAGTCGACGCTTTGTAGATATCCTGATTCTCGATGCTGATCATGCGCGTGATGTGGGTATCATCACCGCCGCCCAACACACCGTTGGCTCCGTAGTCGATCAGATCGAGATTGATCAGAAGGTCCTCGGAGTTGCCGATGCCGTCAAACTTGAGCGCCACTGCGCTGACCACTTCGGTCGGCGTGATGGGTTCGTTGACGATGTGCGGGTTATCTTGGAAGAAGCGCAAGGTGAGCAACTCGCCCTTCTGGATCGTATCGCCGGCCACGCCGTTGGTGGTCTGCGTCGCCGATACCCAGTCCGCGTTGCTGTTGGCGACGAACTCGCCCGCCACCCATGCAGTGTTGCCGGTCTGATTGTCGGCACCAGTGCTATTGGTGATGAAGCCAACGCTGTTGGTGGTGCTGTTCGCCGTGAACTGGACGAAGAAGGGATCGCCCTGTTCAACAACCGGAGTCCCCGGGACGTCACCCGACAATTGCTCGACCACGATATTCGGATGGCCGGTATTGCCGGTCGGCTCCTTCGCCGTGAGCTCCGCAGTGTGGAGCACGTCGAACGAGAAACCCTGCACCGGAGTAAGGTCGGTGATGGTGAAGGTGTCTGCCGCCTTGTCGAAGTGCAGCGTACCGGTCGCGGTGCCGTCTTGGACACCAGCCGTGATCGGGTCTTTGTCGTAGTGGAAGGACCAGTTGAAGTCCGCTGATGCAGCATCCTCATGGCTCAGCGTCACCAGTGTCTGCGTGATGTTGCTGACCGGCGGTCCATTGACGGTGCCGGTGAGCGTGATCTGCGTGCCTGCGAGGTTCGGATTGACGTCAACGAAGTCCGATCCGCCGGCCAGATAGAACGCCGCCGTGTGATCGTCGTGGCCGATGTCGTAGCCGAACGCGCCGGTCGCATGCTGACCGGCTTGGTTGCCGAGATGGATCGCGGTTGCCGTGGTCGAGTTGGACGATGGCACCGTGAGCGTGATGGTGTCGTCATCGATGGAGAAGTTCTTGCCGATCTCCAGCGTGGTCGACGCCTTGTCGCCGTCCCTGTCGGTGATCTCCGCCGTCAGCGTGATCAGACCAGCCGATGCAAAGAACAGCGTCTGGTCCGGGCCGGTGTCGGGATCGTGGGTCACCGAACGGAATTGCGTGAACACCACGTCGCCAGCGGCGCTGACGCTGATGGTGAACACGGTGTCGCCGTCAGTGTTCTTGCCGGAGATCACGCCGCCCGCCTTGGACAGTACGACCAACTGGCCGGTCTCTTCATCGGCAAGGCCGGTCGCGCCAAGGCCGAAGTTGAGATCGAAGCTGATGGCCGTGCCGCCATCCGCGCCGTAGTTCTTGGTGAACAACGGACCGTAGTCAGCGTGCGCCGCACCGGCATTGCCCAGCGTGGTTTCGTCCACCGCAGCAATCGGCGGCGTGCCGTTCGGTGTGATGGTCGGGAAGTCGTCCTTGAAGATCAAGGAGGACGCGATCCCAACCGTCTCGTGGTCCTTGTCGCCATCCGCGTCGGTAGCGGTCGCCGTCAAGGTGATCAGGTCGTTGGCTGTCAGGCCGGTCGACTGATCCGGTCCGCTGTCTGGCGTGTGCCTGACCGCGCGCAACTGATCGAGCGTCACCTGACCGGTGCCGTCGACCGATACCGTGAACACCAGATCGCCGCCAGAGGTGCGGCCTTCGATGACGCCAGCCCCCGTCTCGGACAGGATCGCTTCGAGGTTGGTCGCCACGTCGAAGATGCCAGAACCGCCGCCGGCAGTGTCGAGCGTGTATTCCGTGCCGCTGGCACCTGCACCATCGGTGCCGGAATCAACGGTGAAGATTTGCGAGAAGTCGTCGTGCGCGTTGGTGTCTAAAGACGAGTCGTCAACCGTGAGCGTAGGTGCGGTGCCAGTAATGGTCACGTCCGGACCATCGTCCAAGACGATGATGTCGTCCCCAATGGGTTTGGACACCACGACAGACGCCGAGATGTTCAAGATGTCGGAGAAGTCCACCGCGTCGTTCGGGTCGTTCGGGTCGGTGTGGTGCAGCGGCTGGAACGTGATGCTCTGCACGCCGGCCACCGTGTTGGTCGCATCCGTGCTCTCGATGTAGAACGCCGCCGCGATGGTGTCGGCACTGAAGCCTGCCACGGCACTGGTCGAGATCAGCACCACCTTGCCACCGTCAGCCGACCACATATAGAGCGGCGAGCCATCGAGAAGCGTCACGCCTACAACAAGGTCACCGTCGAGATCGTTGCCGGCGGCGTCGGAGAAGAACAGCGACTTGACGGTCTCGTTGAGACCGGGCGTCACCGTGACCAGATCAGGATCGCTCGCGCCATCAACCAATGCCGCGAAGTTCTTCTGAAAGGCCGTTAGCCCAAGACTGTTAAGGAAAGTCGCGAAGTCGGAATCGAGACCGCCAAGCGTGGCGGAGACGTCAATGTCACCCGCCTGTACTCCGGCGGTCTGGTCGAGAATCAACTGCCCGTTAATATTGATTGTAGCCATGTTGATCTAATCCTTGGTCGCTTTAATCCCCCCAGTACAGAGACGCGAGCGGGGGTGATGCCCCGCGTCCCAAACTTCAGGTATGGCGGCGGTCCTTAGCCTTCGCGTGATCGTCTAAGGCGCGTTTGACCCGTCGCCAAGGAATGGTGACGATATCTCCCGTCTGATTGCCAATGCGGTAACACAGTGTCAGTCCATCCCTCTGGACGTAATACCAAAGGTCTTTAGTGACATCGTGCGATTCGCATGGATGTCCGGTAAAGTCGAACTTGCGCTTACTCACTGGTGCTCGCCTGTGAACTGGGATTGCTAGCCTGTTTGCGTTCCGTGTCTGCGCGGTCTGCAAGAAAGCGGGCGCGGGCATCATCGTCGCGAGTGGCTGCCGGGGACGGCTCCTCAACGCATCGGTCACATAGAATTTTATGGCCGCGAAGATTTTGGTCAGCGTCGTGGAGCGGCTTCCCGCATTTGTCGCAGGGTATTCTCTGCGGCATTTCTCGCCCAACAAAGACACCATCCGTGAACCCGCGCTCATAGACGGCAACGCCGTCTGCACCAGACGTGTCTGGTGTTTGGGCAGCACCTTGCAGGGCACGCTTGGCAATGTCGGATATGATCGGAAGCCAGTCAGATTTCTTGTCGCCTTCATCGCATCGGATGATGATCGCCCGCAAAGCGGCTTCCATTGCGTCATAGGCCGGGGGCTCTTTCGGCTGTTGGGCAACATCGAGCGACGTACACAGCTTGCGGTCGCGGTGGCCGTTGAAGGTGTCGATGAACTTCTTGGTGCTGATGAGTATCGTACCTAGTTGCGGGTCCATTCCTGTCGCCGCCACGATGGCGTCGAAGATGGCTTGGTTATGGTTGATGATCATCGCTTGCACCTCCACGACTTGCCGCCGCGCGTGACGACCTTGCGCATGTTATGCCGGGTGCAGACGTTAGAGCCAGTGTCGGCGCTGGCAGTACGAATACGGTGATGGCGGCGCTTGACCGCCGGTTGCTCTTCGTCCTCCTGAACAACAACCGGCGGCACCGCTGCGGGCACGTCGGGCATGACGCGCTCCGTCAGGACAGGCTTCGGATCGGTGGTGGCAACCATCTCGATCTGTCGGACCTTGTCCTGTTTCTTGGCGACAACAGCGGTTTGGAAAGCATCGGCCCATGCCGCGTCGAAGCGCTCCGATGGGATCGCCGCCGGCTCGACTGTCTCTCCCGGTAACCGCTGGATCGCGAACACCATCATCAGCGAGAGGATGGCAGCGCCGCCGAACAGTACCTTGAGCGACGTCAGCTTCCATCCGGCTCGACGTTCAGCCGCATCACCACCGCTTCCAAATCCGCGCATGGCTCGCCATCCACGAAATATTCCGTTGCATGTTCGCCGCGCCTTCCGCTTTTCAGGACGGACAAACGCGGATAGGTTTCGCTCTGATACGTGTTCTGGTAGCCGCCATTGGCGAGGTCCAGCGCCAGTCTCAGCGTCATCTTCGAATTGGTCAGCACGTCGCGCATGGTGATCATGTCGTATCCACAAGCTGTCAGGTGATATCGTCAGGAGCGCGCCGGTCATGACTTCACCATCTCATGCGCTCGCATGATGGCTACTTCGAACAGCGCAACTGGATCGATGGCCTGATCGGCCTCCAGATAACTGATGACTTGCTTGACACGCGGTCCGGTCAGCATCGAGACTACAGTGAAGCCAAGGTAGCGTAATTCGATGCGCACCCTGCCGTTCTTCACGTCATCGATGGCGGTGATCTTCTCGAAGTCGTCACGCGTCATGTGCCGGCCCCCATCTGTTCGATCATCAGTTCGATGAACCGCTCGGTGTCGGACGTTTCCTTGTCGCGATTGTCGCCGTAGTGGACGGCGACCACGATTTTGATTGCCTCGCAGCGCGCGGTCTGATCGTGCTTGCCGCGCAGGGCGGCCAGCTTATCGATTGCTTCCTGCGGTGTCATGGTTGCTCCTTCAGGCCGGCAGCACTAACCCACACAAGCCACGCTTTAGTCAATACAGCCTTTGCAGTTTCCTCAGATTCAGCGATTCCGCTGGCCCGACCGCCCTGTGGCTGGATCGTATTGAGCGACCAGAGCCACCGGTCGGTCGCTGAGCTCTCCACGTATCCGACGCGGACGCTGCCGGCGTATGCGGCTTGCAGCGTCCCCGTCGTCTTGTTGCGCTTAAAGGTCAGGCTCACAGACCAACCTTGATCTTGAACTCGTCGCAGGTCTTTCTGATCTCCGACGACAACGCGCTCACCTGTTCGATCAGGGCTTGCGAGTGCTTGCCCTTCTCGCGGATCGCCGCCGCCGTTTCCGCGACGTGCTTCATGTCGGTGCTGCATTCGATCAGCGCCTCACCGAGCCGCTTCACCATCGTCTTGACGTCGTTGCCCATCTCCTCGACCGCCTTGGCTGCGGCCTCGTACTGGGTCAGCACAGCCTCGGCGGACATGCGGCCAAGGTCATCGATCCTGACGTTGTCCTCGCGCGCGGGCGGTGGCGTGTGGCGCGAGAGCACCTGCCTGATGTCGCGCTCGATCTCATTGGGGCGAACGCCGCTGCCAGTGCGCGGCATCATCGGTGTTGGTTCGATCATTGTTGGATTCCTTGTGCGTTGATCATCATCCAGTAGGTGAGGCCACGGGCGTTCGGCAGTTCGGTGTGAATGCAGCCCCATTGCTCGCCAGTCGACATCGCGCGATGGATCACGCGATCTTTTACCACAAGTCCCCAGAACAACCCTGCCTGATACGGACTCTGGTTTGCGATCTTCATGAAGATCGGCCACAGCGGCGTGCCCCACCAATCCTTCTCGCACATGAAAGACGAACAGCAAATCTTCCTCTTGGCATTGGCGGCCTTGTCGATCTGCGTGTCGGTGTGGTCGAACAGGTCTGTCAGTTCCTGCGGCGTCAGTTGCTGAAGCTTGGCCTGATAGTCAGCGTTGTAAAAGTTGGCGGTCACGGTAATGCCGCCACGTTCGAAGTCCTGTAGCATCGGTTGCTCCTTTCAGTTGTCGAGGTGTTTCTTGAGATCGGTCGGCAGCTTGCCGCGCTTGTGCAGGAAGCGCGCCAGTATCCGGACCATGTTGTTGCCACGCTCGGGCATCGGCAGGTCTTTGGCCGCGTTCACCTGTTCTTCTATCTGATGCAGTTCATCGTCGTTGGCGTTGGCATACTCGCCGTCAAACGTCTCGGTCTTTGTCGTCATGCTTGCTCCTTTGATATCGCCGATAGTAATCCTGAGCGAGCGCGAACGGATCGGCGACGCCGTGCGACTCCCACCACGCAAGTTCGTTGCCTGAGTAGTGTTGCGCCATATGGTGCAGGTGTTTCAACGGCAACGCCCAACGATCATCGGGACGTTGTCCCATGGCGTTAGACTTGCCGTAGACGAAAGACGACGCACGAAGATGCGCGGCGTCACATGGTGGTGGCTGTAGGCATCCGCAGGCGCATCGTTGCCGGCGGAGCCACGCGAGGTAACCCGGATCAGACAAGCGCGGCTTGCGCTGCCTCAGTGTCACCGTTTGGCTTTTCCTTTCGGCCCTGTCGCGCCGCCTGACGTGCTTTCGCCTTGGCCTTCCTGACTCTCGGTTTCGAATCCGGCAGGCTCTCCGACCACTTCTCCACCATCGCTGCCATCAGCTTGGCTTCCGCCTTGGTCTCGATCTCCATCGCCTCGATCATCAGAACGGTCTTGCCGTCCTTCAACGTCAGACTCATTTCCGCGCTCATCCTTCTCTCCCTTCTCGGCGTTGCCGGGATTGGCTTCGCCCTCTATGACCGAGCTCTTGGTCGCCTCACGCGAGACGTGCTCGGCATCAAACCCTCGGCGCTCGGCGTGCTGCGCCTTCATCTCTTCCAGCCGCTTCGCCAGCGCCTCCGTCTTGCTCGGTGTTACGTCAATCGGCTCAGCCGGCAGTTCATCGACGGCGTAGATGCCGAGGATGACGTCTGGACAGTACAGCCGCGCCCACGTGCGAGATGCCGAATAGAACAACTGCACCTCGGGCTGGGTGTCCCACAGCGGCGAGCCCTTGACCTGTCCGCGATCATTGCGCCCGCGCGCGTCACGCAGCTTGGCCAGCGTCTCGCTGGTGTAGGTATGCGGCTTGTCCTCGCGCACGAACGTGCCCGACACCTTGCAGCGCCGCTCATCGCCCTCGCCGAGTATTTCGAACCGCAGCCGTCCCTTGAGCGGGGCCCGCGCTTCAACGATGGCGTGGATCAACTGGCTTTCGTAGGCGGTGCGGTCGTTCGCGATGTAGCTCTTGTTGGCTACGGCGAACGGCGACATGCGCCACTCCAGTGCCTGCACCACGATGCCGAGACACGCCCCCGGGTTGCCCCGGAGATGTGCCGGCACCGCTGCGCCAGAGACCGCCATCAACTTGGCGAACTCCATCACTTCGATCATCGAGGTGAACTTCACGCCACCGATGTCGTGGCTGACGACGACGGCACCAGCGATGGTGCGATCAACGCGCCGTTCGATTTCTGCAACATCAACCATTCACTTGCTCCTTTCTGACTTGCCTGTTCACTTGATCGTCGTCACCGGATCGGGCGTTACAAGCTGCATGTTCTTCAGCCCGTTCTCGACCTGCGCCTGTCCGTACTTCTGATTCAGTTCGACCATCTTCAGCAACTTGCCGCCTGCATTGCAAGTGGCGTTGCCGATTCCGGGTGTCACCGATCCGTTGAGAAGGTCGGTCATCAATGCCGACATCAGCCCAGCGAATTGCTGCGCGGTGTGAATGCCGGCTTCGGCGAAGGCGAGACTCTTGGGGAGGCTTCGCTGTTGCCCTTGCTTAGCAGACGCTTTACCCGATTTAACTCCGCTCGACCTTTTAACAGCCATTGCTTTTCTCCTTTGGGGTTTGAAAGAATTTCCATCTCGTGTCGCTTCTTGTATTCCTTGATGTACTCTCGGTTGGCTATACTCCATGCTTTTTTGACATTGGCTTTCTCCTCCCTGCGACACCCATCAGAGCAAGTGTTACGGTCAGGGTGACCCATGAAAATTTCGTCGCAGATTATGCAGGCGTGACGAACGTCACGTGCTCGACCGCCTCGCTTGTGGCCCTTCTCTCGGACCAAACAGCCACATGACTTCTGTGGTCGCTTGCTACCCAACGCTGTGATGACAACCCACTTCCGCGTTCCGCAATCACATTGGCAGAGCCACCATGTGGCCGGTCGCCCGCTCCGCTTTCGCACCTCGCTTCTGATCGCGACAAGACGACCGAACCTCTGCCCCGTGATGTCCTTGCGCTTTGATGGATGCGGTATGTGACCGACGCATTTGATCGAGCAGCACCGTTGGTGCTTGGTCCCGATGAACTCTTCCCCACAGATTATGCACGTCCTTTGATGCCGCTTCCTTCTCGGATTTCCGTAATCCCACGCGCACTGGTTCGAGCAGAACTTCGTTCTCGGTGCGCTTGCCAGTATCCAGCGTTTGCGCCCGCCTGCGTAGCTGCGCCCGGTGACCAAGCGTTTCGCTTTGCGAGGTATCCGCCCTCCGCACTGCGCGCAATTATCGCGCGGCTCAATTTTCCGATCCCGCTTTTTGCGGGCAACTGTTCTGCATGACGGGGAGCAGAATTTTTTCTTGTTGTCGGATGCGCTTTTTTCAAAGGGCCGGCCACAACCTTCACAAGAGACTTTGATGCGCTTCTGACGTTCGACTCGTTGTTCTGCGAGATGTCGGAGATAGACCTGTCTTGTGCATCGTGATGAGCAGGTCTTGGCCCTTGGCCCACGACCCTCCTTCGGGCCGCGTGGACCGCGAACGCTGAACTTCTTGCTACAGACGATGCACTGTTTCATTTGGTGGTCATCGCTCCACCACGTAGGTCTTTTCGATCACACCGATCCGGTCATCGCCGCGCTTGTGCGACTTCACCGGGACGCGCTTGCGCACGGTGCCATCCTCGTTCTTCAAGGCGCGGAAGTGCGCCCTGACTTCGTGCTCGCGATTCTTGTGGTGGGTGATAGCACGCGCGATCACCTTCTCCACCGTCGACCGCTTCGCGAGATGCAGATGCAGGACCTTGTGTTCGAGCGGCAACAGCGGCTTGCCGTTCTTCATCGTCGGCGGCGTCATCTTTGGTTTGGTCTGCGGCGTGAACTTCGACTCCATACCGAGTTGGCCGGCACCGAGCGCGATGAGAAATCCCCAAATATGCCGGAGCTCGCCGGCCAATTCCTGCATCAAGACAAGATCGCTCTCGCGTATCTTGTCGTCATGGGCAGACAGGCAGGCATCGTAGGGATGGACGTTCGCATGGCGCACGCCGAAGGTTAGCGCGCGCATCCAGTGGTGGGCCTGATCGAGATTCACCTCATCGTTCGGGCTCGG